GATCGCCTCGAAGTAATGGAACATGCTGCTTTAAGTCCTGGTGAAGGTGACGGTGCAGGTGTCGGTGGCGGTGACGCCGAGGCTGTCGGTCGCGTGGCAGGTCATCACCACGATGAAGTCTTCGCCGCTGACGTTTCCGGTTGATCTAAAGGCGGTCGTGGCGAGGGTCGGGGACAGCGCCGAGGTAAGCGGGTCGCTGCTCGTCCAATTGTAGGTGTAAGGAGCGAGACCCCCAGAAGGCGTTGCGGTTGCCGGATCCGACGTGATGGTCGAGGTCGAGGCGATTGCGGTCATTGTCGCGGGTGAGACGGTAAGGACGATGGTTCCACCGCCGCCCGAGCCACCCCCTCCTCCGCCGCCACCGCCACCTCCGCCACCGCTTCCGCCGCCGCCCGATGGCGGGGTGAAGTTGGCAACGGTTCTCCAGGCTCCGTCCGCGTAAATCTTGACCTGAACGATGTCGCGCCAGCGCTTGCCCTTGAAGATTTTGAGGGCGGAAACGTCCTGCCAGGTGCCGCCTTTGAAAATCTTGAGCGGCATCAGTATTGGAAGACCTTCGTCCCTTCCGCCGGAGCGGATGGGAGCGCTGTCCCGGTGGTTTGGACGTATTCCTTGCCGCCGGTCAGGCTCGAGCTGACATAATAGGTGTAGGCCCCGGCCCCGGAGCGGGTGATGTCGCCGGTGAACGCTCCGCCCGCCTTGGGCATAAGGCTTGAGGTGTCGGTGCCAGCAACGAGGTCATAGAGCTGCCGCCCCTCGACGAGGACATTGCGGATCGCGTCATTGATGTTCGCCGCATCGCAGTTCTCGGCGATCGAGATGCCGTTGATCGAGATGTTCGCGGACGCGGTTGTGCTGAATGACGAAAAGGCCGTCATTGGCGGTTACTCCGGTGATTTTCAGGTGTTTCGGGGGCCCGACTATGCTATTCAGTGGGCGTGGATCGTGTTGCTGCGGCCCAGAGGCGCGTTCAGGCTGTCAGGGCGGAACTTTATTCCCCTGCTGCCGCTAAGCCGTGCATTCAGTGCCGTTATTTTGAGATCGTCTGCACCCATCCGGCAGCGATCGGGCTCAAGGTCAGCCCGGTCAGCGGGAAGGCGAAGGCGGACTATCCGGCAGCAGAGAAAGTCAGGGCCGAGGACGGCGCTTGCGGCCCCGAGGGAGCCCTATTCGACTCCCGCTCGCCCGGTGGCCTTGCGGCTGTTTACGTCCTGACTTCCAAACTCGGGCCGTGGCTGATTTTCCTCGGCCTCATGATCCTGTTGGACGGGTTACTGCGGTAATTCGGGCTGATAGACGTAATCGCGGGCCAGACCCGACCCGAACATTCCGGCCAGCTTGGCCCGGTTGATGAGATAATCGCCGATTTTCACCATGCGGTCGGGTCGATCCCCGAGAAGCGCTTTCTGGAGGATCTTCTGCCCCGGCTTGCTATAGAGCGCGGCCACGGCGAACGGGATGGACATACCGACCTTGCTGCCGGTCAACCCTCCTTCGGCGCGATCATCCTGGCTCAGGCCCGCCCCGATACCGGCCCCGATGCCGCCCCCAAAGAGGGTCGAGTAAAGCAACGCCCTTCCCGCCGTTCCGCTATCGGGAACCTGATTGGGCATCACGTCCATGCCGGCCGTGGTCAAATCATAGAACGGACGATTTCCGGAAACGGCCGCCGTCCTGCCGCCGAAATTGCGGGCATTGGCGAGTGACGCTGCGTTTAGGCGGTTCGCGCTGAACAGTTCGCCCCGCGATTGCGTCGGGCCATTGTCCAGAGCGGCAGTGATCGTGTTGAACTGCCTGTTCAGGCCATTGGCGTTGGCGAGATTGCTCTGCAAGTCGGATGGGGCCTGACGCTGCGCCAGACCGAGAAGGTTGTTCTCCATATCGCCGAGCGTGTCGATGGCACCTTGCGAGAACTCCTTGCCGCGAAGCGATGCTTTGTCTGACTTGACCGAGCGCAGTGCCTGCTGCCAGTCGCGCCCAGTTAGAGCACCGTTTGAAGCGGCATTGTCGATGACATTGAGGCCGGTCGAAATCTCGGGACCATATTTCGGGAGGCTCGGGAGGGCTGCCCGCACGCCCGCTTGAGACCCGGCGAACTGCGCGTCCAGCGGCAGTGATACCGGATCGAGGAAGCTGTACGCGTTGCGGAGATTGCCCGACAACTCCTGAACACCCGGTGCGCCGGTAATGCCGGAACCACCGGCCTCGCGGAAGGCTGCGGCGTTGAAGCCCTGTTCTCCACGGCGGCGGGCGGAATTGATGATCGCGTCGAATACCGGGAGGCCGGCGGCGCGGTCCTCGATGCCGCCGACGGCCTTGCCCAACACGTTTTCCGAGCCGTGGCCGATCTGGCCGATGGTGAGCGGGACGCCGAGATTGTCGAGATACTGAAGAGATTGGTTCTTGACCCCGGACAATGTGCGGCCAACGGCTTTCTGCGTGCCGCGACCGAACATTCCGCCAAGCGTATTGGTCACTGCGCCGCCGAAACCGCCGGCTAATGGGTCGCCTCCGGAATCGTCGCCAGAGCCGTAGAGGCCGCCGTACAGCGCGTCTGCGCCCCGGCGACCCATCCGGGTAGCCATGAGCGCGTTGGCACCTGGGATGCGGCCCAAACCGGCATCGAATAGCGCCTGACCCGCAATGTCGCCGCCAAGCGACGCGAGCGGGTGGTTGGTGCGCAGCATTTCCATGCCGGTTTTCGCCATTTCGGGGTCGCCTGAAAGCGAGCCGATTAGCGATGCGCCGCGATCTCCGGTGAGCGAGTTTCCGGCAGCGACAATGCCAGCCTCTGTGGCTCCAACGGCATCGTTCTGCGACACTTTGTTGAACAGGCTCCGCGCGCCCGACATAGGAACTTGCGTCGTGTAAAAGCTGGGGCCGATCGGATAGGGCTGACCGGGATTGGCACGCTGCCAGCGCTTGAAATCGTCAGTTTTGCGGAACTGGAGCGCCTGCTGAATCGAAGTGTCGGCGGGGTTGACGCCGCTCTTTTGCAGGAAGTCGAGGATTTGAGCGTCAGGAGCACCGCTGGCGATCATCGCGCCGACGCGCTGACCGGTTGCGCGAAGCGCGGGATCGATCTGGTCGCGGGTTTGGCCAATGGCGGGCGCCATTTGGTCGGGCTGCGGCGCACTCGCTGGCGCAGCGGGCTTGCCCTGTTTCGCACGCTCCGCATCGATGCGCGTCTGGATGTTGCGCAGCTTTTCCTCGATCACCGCGTCGGGATCGTTCGCGGAGGGCGTATTCGCCTCCATGAATTGTTTAGCTTCGAGGTCGGACTGAGAGCCGACGCCGGGAATGCGGAACGCTGCTTGAAACGGGTTGATCAGGCCCTGCGCCGCCGAGTTAAACGCAGCCACGCCAGGCTGCATCGCATCGGGAATGACGCCGTTAATGGCGTTGGGCAGACCCCCCTGAAGTCGCTGGCGATAAAGCTCCGAAACGCGGTCCATCTGCGCTTGCAACGCATTGAGCGCCGAGCCCTTGCCCGCCTGTAGCTGGGCGAGCTCCGCTTGCGTCTTGGCGAGGTTTGCCTGCGCGATCTGGAGGTCGGTTGAGTTCTTCGCGTTCGCTACCGCAGCCTGCGCCTCGGCGATCCGCGCCTGCGCGGCGGCAGCAACCGCATCGGCCTGTGCCTTTGCGGGATCGCTCGCAGAAGCGACTGCCTCGTTTTGCGCCTTCGTGACTTGCGGAGCCAGTCGGGGATCGACCAGCGGGTTGTTCATGGGATTGGACGGCGCCGGGGTAAGCAGGCGCACGGCATTGCCCTGCGCATCCGTCTCCCAGATGTTGCCAGCTTGGTCGCGTGCTTTGCCCACTATAATCCCCTTGTGCCGAGGCGACCAAAGTAAGGAACCCGGCCGACGCCAAGGCCCTGAACATGCAGATGGTCGCTCTCGGGAATGATCTTGACTGACGGCCCGAAATAGGTGCGCAGAGCGGGAACCGACGTTCCGACGTAGTCGGCCGCGTCACCGGTCAGATGATGGCTGTTCGGTACGCCGCCGACCAGCCTGTTGCCCTCAAGCGTCCTGCGTCCCGAGGTCATGCGGCCCGGTGCCTTCGTTGGATCAGGGAAAGGTCTGCGGAGGCAGCGCCCCCGCACCTCCTTCATCGATTGGAGTGAGCGGGCCAACCGGTTTCGTCGGAACCTGCGGCGACACCGACGAATAAGGCATCGGCCCATAGGGCGTCATGACGATCGGGTTGGTTTTCGTTTTCAGGTATTGGTTCGCAGCGTCGTCGCCGAGCGTTGACCGGATGAAATTGTAATCGTTCACCGTGTCATTGTTCGGCGCTTCGGGATTATTGCGCTTGTAGTCGTAGAGCGTCATCTGATCTTGCAGGCCCTGCTGCCGCTGCTGCTCGGCGAGAGCGATCCGCTGCTTGAGCGTCTGCGCGTCCTGAAGGCCGTTGACGATGTTCCCGGAAACCTGAGGCGATCTGCGGGCCATGAAGCCCGCAGCGGCCGCCAGAAGCGCGTTGCGCCAATTCCCGCCGCCGAACATGCCGCCCTTGGAGAAGGCGGGCAGATTGTCCGCCTGGATGCCGCCCGGAAGATACGGTGCTGGTCGCCCCATTCCCATAAGGTCCGGGTCTAGTCCGCTCATTGGAAGCATGGTCATTCAGGCCCTCACAAGAAAGAAGCGGCCATTAGGCCGGCGCCCAACAGGTCGTTGCCCCAGCCGCCGGGCTGCGTGCCCCTGGTGGTGCCGTAGCCGCCCAATAGCGACCCGATGGTGCCGAGGCTGCTGGAGCCATAATACGGAAGCTGGCCCGCGAGCTGCGTTGCGCCGAGCAGCGGCGTGTATCCAGCCATCTGCGCCGAGGTGTATCCGGGCAGGAGGCCGGCGGCCTGGTTCTGAAGCCCGCGCTCGTTCTGGTAGTTCTGGAACAACACCTGGTTGGCCGCCTGATCGACGCCCCTCGCCAGGTCCGTGGCGTGGTTGCCGCTTCCGGTCCTTCCGGCCGAGGAAAATGCAGAATTGACCGCGTTCCCCGCCTGCTGACCCGCGAACTGCGCCATCGCCTGCGTGTAGGGGTTGGAGTTGAGATATTTGCCGCCGAGTGTCGAGTCGATGTAGCCATAACCGGGTTGCAGGTTCTTGCCGGTCTGGTCGATCGACCGCTGGATGCCGGGGATGATCGAGCCCGTGAGCTGGCTCTGCAAAGCCTGTAGCTGTGGCTGGTTCTGGTTGTAGGTGTTCATGACGGCATTTGCGCCGCCCTGAATGATCGGCACCGCCCACGTCGGAGGCGAGACGGTGCTGCTAGTTTTCGTTGACTTCTTGCCTATGGCACACCTTCCCCGGCGGGTTGGCCCCGCTCTAGTTTCCGTTCGAACAGCCAGTGATCTTCAGCCGACTGCAATTGCGCCCACCCGTGAGGCCGGAGAGCCTTCGCCCATCCTGCCCGCCCAATCGCGACCATGCGCGCGGCTCCCGCCTGCGACGCTGCCGCCCCAATCACCTTGTCCAATTCACCGAGCCAGCGGCGGTAATCGCGTCCGCCGACCAGTTTCACCTCGACGAGCTTTTCGCCGTCTCGCTCGCCCATCCACGCCGTTGCGCAGGCCAGCAATTCGTTCCCGTCGAGCACCACATAAAGGGCTTCGTCGGGCTCAATTACGGACTTGAAACGCCCCCTTTGACGCGCCGGTTCAAGCAATGCTTCGGCTTCCGGCCACCGATCCCACTGGAGAGGATCGGCGACCGCACCAATTTCCATTACGCACCCAAAAGCCCGTGGGCGATCAATGCGTCCTTGATCGCCTTCAGTTCGCGGGTTGCCCCCTGAAGCGCGTTGGCGATGTTCTGCACCTCAGTCTGCGTCGGCGGGTTGCTGATCGTCGGCGCGGTGTAAGTTGCTTTTGCGCCTTTCTCGGCAGTCCCGGTGTCGGCAGTCCATCCCGTTGACCGGGCTCCGACCACCTGAACCGAGGCGACCTCGAACACGCCGCTGACGTTGACATTGCCGGTCACGTCGAAATTGCGGTCAGACGTGAGGGTTAGCTGATCCGAGCTAAGGCCGAGCGCGTCGGTTTTCCTCAGCGCCGTATTCACCGCCTTGGCGTTCTGCCGTGGGTCGGAGAGATGCGAGACGCGAAGGGCGGTCATCTGCCGTCCCCGGCCTCGAACTCGATCTCACACCCCTGAATGAAGCTCCAATCCGTTCCCGCAGGGATTGTCACCGTCAGATTGTTGTACCTGCCGTTGGCTCTGATCGGCAGCTTGCCGTTGCTCCGCATTGAGGCAGCCGAGGTGACTGACTCGGCATCGCCGACCCTCATTCGCGCGTCGATTGTCGCAGAGGCGTCAGTAGTGTCCGACACCAGCCTGATCGAACGGATTCTCGACCGCTTTCCTGGCGTCGGCTCGATGTTGTCGAGCCTTAACGTGGGCTCGAGGCTATCGCCGGTAAGCGCGTTGACCGCGTTATCCCCATCGACGATGAGAAGGATCGGGTTTCCACCCTGCAATGATGGATCATCAAGGCTGACCGGAAGCAAATCGATGCCTCCGGGATAAACCGCGTCCAATGCATCGAGCGGAGTTCCCGACGTGTAGCCGGCGAACAAGCCGCTGACACTAAGTTCGAATGTCGTGGCCCGCTTCAATACCCAATTGTAGGCGATGACCTTGCCGGGCGTTCCGGGCATCGCCCACAGCACAACGCTGTTTCGTGGATCGATCGCCGACCAGATATTTGCAATGTCTGACCGGGAATAAGTGCTGAAGAACCAGCGGTTGAACTTCTCGTCGGCGATTGGAACGACTTCGTTCCCATCGCACATCATGAAACCGCGCTCGGACAGGAAGAAGATCAGCCTCCCGACGTTGCATACAGACCCTTCGGCCATGCAGCCCGTTTCCTGGCTGATCTCGTCGAATTGCCAGATGACATCTAGCCCGCCTTCGACGCCGACATAGGTGCCGCGAACCACCGACCTATCGGTAATCGCAATCACATATTCGCCGCCGACGATGCGCTTTAGCCGGCCCCACAGGCTGGGCTGCTTGTCGGCCTGGTTGGTTCCCGTCGTCCACCGGCCTGAATCGTTGAACTGGGACCATTGGAGGGCATTGTCGGTGGTAATCCCCATGACGAAGTCGCGGGCCTGCGCGACGTCGATCAGGTCAGGACCATCGACGGGGATAATGTAGTTTGACGCGAGAAGATCGAAGGAAAGAACCTGAACGCCGTGCGCGAGCAGAACATTGTCGCCGAACTGGGCGAAGCGCCAACGGGTCGAGCCGGGAGAGAATATCTCGTCGGACCACCCCGCGCCATCATAGGACCGGAGCCCGAAATCGTTGTCGGCGATCAGCAGCGTAGACGAGCCGGTCGAGTCAACGAACGAACCGCCGCCCAGAAAGGCCGAATTGAGCGCCGATGTTACCGCCTGCGGCCCCTTTACCGGGCCATAGCCGGAGGCTATCGCAAGCACGTTATTGGCAACGCTGAGTCCGCCCCCCGGTTGGTCTGGAAGCCACTCGGGGAGGGTATACGCCTTGGTCGGCACCTAGCACCTGGCCCCTCGGACCTGGGTGGCAATCGTCGGAACAAGTGGCCCGGCCCCGTAGCGGTCATTGCGTGCGCACCTGTTGATCCGCGAGATGACCTCATCGACTAGCCCCTTCCACTGAGCTGCCCTCGTCGCGTTATCGAGGTAGATTTCCGCGTTGTAGAGCGTGCCGTAGAGGTAGGCGTCGGGGTATTGCTCAAGCAGCCAGTTCGACGGGGAAACAATGGTCAGCGGGTCGATCCGCGCGTAATAGTCCATCGTCAGCAGGATCGTTGACGAAGGTGGCGGGACCAGCCTGATCCCGCCCGACACGAGAGTATAGGCAACCGGAATGCCGGTCGTGCCGTCGAAGTCCTGCCGGATCGCGGTCGGTGAGATTCCCCTTAGCGGACGATCGGGAGAACCCTCCTCGTAGATCGCCCGCATTGCCAGATAATCTTCGGGCAGCAGCGTATCTTCGTTGGTCGCGCTTCCCGTCGAGGTGCGCTCCATCTGGATGGTTCTGAGCTCGCGATTGAACATCGCCTCCGCGAGCTGGATGAAGGTCGGGATTTTCGCCTCAAGATCATCGCGGTCGAGCCAGTCGGCCACGGTCGTCTTGAGCGTGTCCAGATCCGGGATTGCGCCCGGTGTCGAGACGGCGAGCGAGATAGTCATTAGCCGCCCGTGATCGAAAGGACGGT